TCCCATTGAAAGTTACCTTGAGTAACGTTGGCTTTGTTGTTTAGCTCTTCATTGTAATCTATTTGCTCATATATCTTTACTAAGTTAAATAGACTTTGTTTAGTTTCATCTCTAAAGGCATGTTGCTCTGTTCTTGGGAATTGACGGTAGTATTCATTTAAACCATCTTGATCTTGCTTTAACCCTTCAACTTCATTATCCCAATGCTCTATAACACCAACATCTATATAATTATTATCTATACCTAACACAGGTTTTTTAGGTGTATCAAATACTGGATATCCATACCTGTCTATAAAACCTTCATAGTTCCATTCCATTGGTATAAACAGTGAATATAAACCTTCTTTAGTTTGACCATTCCTGTTTCTCTCTAAACAATTAGATCCGTAGTATATGTCTTTGAAGTTTTGACCACCTTTATCTAATGCGTTAGAAGTCGACCCCATCATGCACTTACCAATAATCCTACTACCTAGTCTTAAACAAGTTTTAGTTACCTTCCAGTTGTTCTTTATATTGTCAGGTCTTTCCCACTTACCACTTTCATCGTGTCCCAATAGTTTAAGCTTTTCACCATCGTAACTGTTATCTCCTGTGTTCTTCCAGTCTATAGTGGTATCTAACCCATCTAGTTCTCTAAGTTCTTCGTTTGCCTCAATCTTTCTACGTGTAAGCTTTGATGCTGGTACTCTATAGGCAAGTTCGGTTTTAGGACGATCCATACCATCTTGGATGGGTTTGAAAAAGAACGGATAATTAATTGAGATGGGTACAACTTTATCGGTAAACATTTTTTTGGCATCAGCACCTGATTTGGATAATATGCCATATCTTGAATCACTGGATATTGTTGCTTGGTTAACCAGTTCTGCGGAGCACATAAATGAAAAACCTGATCGTCTGTTTTTAAGGTAACACATTCCATATGCTCGTGTATCTGCTTTACAGGCTTCCCAGAATATAAAGAATAACCTGTTTGCTTCCCTGTAGTCTGGTGCTCCGATATCAATCTTTGACCATTGCAAGTACATGTAATGAGTACCAGTGATATAAGTAGGTTTACCATTATTATAAAACCAAAACCCTTCATCTCTTCTTTTAAATTCTTCATCTATATAATCCCACCATTCTTCTCTGAAGTCCATTGGGTATTTCTCCCAATCAAACCTGCTCTTAATCTTTTTTAACTCTTTCGGGTATTCGAACTGTTCCCAGTATTGTCCCGATTTATCTTCGCTTCGTTTAAACGGTTCATGTTCTGCTGGTAAAGCAATGCGGAGATTTTGTATCTCAATGATCTGTCCAATTTTTCCAGTTTTACTTATTACAATAAAATCATAATCTTTGTTGTAACCATACTCCCATTTTTTATATCTATTATTCTTAGATAATATTTTAGGATTAACAACATCTTTAACTTCACTCCATAGTGTTTGTTCGTACATCACTTACTCCTCCCTTCTGCAAATCCCCTAAATTCTCTTTGAGGTTTTTCTTCTTCTTTAGCTTTACCTTCGAGCATTGCCTCTTCTTCTTCCATTCGGTTGAGGATTTCAAAAGCATCAAATATAGCAAGTTTTTTAGTGGCAGCAGCATTTTTAAGTCTATCTGCAGTAACGTCATCATCAGTATCGACGATTGGTTCTTTAGCGACTTTAATGAGTTCTTCAACCGCAATGCGCCCAGCTTGGATTATATTCTTCTTCGTTTCCTTTGCGTTCATGTCTTATAGCAATATCATTTGATTTCATACAATATAAACGTTCTCCTTCTATTATAAACTCAAATTCAGAGTTTGGGGTAAACGTTATTAAATCACCGCTTTTAATGCCATTAGAGGACAGTTGATCATTACTGTACTTGATAATACCTTTTAGCGGTTTCTCTTTCTCTAATGTCATCTTATCATTGTTCTTGAGCGGTTTAACAAAACAGTAATTAAGATTTGTTTTCCAAGAGTCGTTACTTTTGTATAAGTATATTTGTTCTATATCACAAAAGAATAAATCATCTTTAAAAAAAGATGCAGAGTTTTTCTCTTTACCTTTCATATCGTAAAACCTACGGAAAACATTATGATGAACGATTACTTCATCACCTGGTTTTATTTTTGTTTTAAAAGCTTCTGGTACAATTTCTACTATAGCGTTTTTACTAACTGACTCAAAGGTTTCAATCCTTGTATTTATTATTAGTTCTTGGCCGTTTAGTTCTATAGTGTTGTTGTATCTTTCTTTCTTAGGTTTAATTAAAAATCTATATATACTCTTCATTAGTATTCAAGATCAAATTCAACAGCTATAGCCATATTGGAATTAAACTTCTTCCATGGTAAAACCTCATCATTCTTTTTTATGTAGATCATGTACTCTCCATCTGAATCGTTGGTGACTATATCACAGATGGTATGGCCACCGTAAACTTGTTGGCCAACTGAGTAATGCATAGCTTCGTTTTTGTAATCAGCACCAATACTGATTTTTCTTATTACACTAGACATCTTAATCTACTTTACTTAATTCTTGTTCTTCTTCTATTTCAGTATACTCTCCAGTTTCTAAGTTAATATTAACTGCTCCGTACTCTTTTTCTAATTCACTTTTTACATCTTCAACTTCTTGGTTGATTCCAGCAAACTTGTGTAACAACCCGTGTTTCTGAGCTTCTAATACTCCTACTTCGTGCATTATAGAATTTAATGCTTTTTGTTGTTCTTGAATTTTTTTTAATTGATCTTCTTTAATTTTCATTTAATTTAATTTAATTATTGTTTTATTTTACAAGTTCAGGATCAGGTTCTAACCAGTCTGGCGTACTCATTAACTTTAAACATTCTTCATGACTTAAGATCTGTGAAGGTGTTACAGATCCATCATATATAAATGTAGGTATAGCGTTATACTTAATCACAAAAAGAGTGTCACTTAAATCTCTTCTAATTGTTCCTGCTGAACTTTGACCTACTTGGCTAAAGTCAATTTTACTTAAATCTGTTGCAATGTTACAAATTGCATATGTTAAATGATTTAATCTTGCTTCCATTTTTATATATTATTATGTTGGTACATCTGTTTCTCTGTCACTTTCAGTCATATTGTAACTTAAAGCATTCGAGGTGCTATTAGGCGCATTACCTACTCTATCTTCTATTGTCATATTATTTGATAATCCACCACCTGTGTAATTAGGTGCTTCGCCTTCTAAATCTGCTATTGTCATATTTGCTGAAGTAAAATCATTTGTTGGAGAATTTACAGAATCTGGCACATTCCAATTTGTAGAGAATGTTGCATTTTCGCCCATTCTTATATTTATAAAATTAGGAATCAATGAAGATAAATCTGCTGGTTCTCCTGAGTTGTAAATTGTAATTGCATTTGCAGATGTTAAAGTAGTATCATACCAAACCGCAACCTCGTCTATTTTACCTTCAAAATAACTTGCTCCACCAAACCCAATAGCATGTTTTCTACCAACTCCAAGATTTTGTAAAAGTTCTGTTTGTACTGTTCCCGTCCAACTTAAAGTTTCTAAATTTCCATTTAAGTAAACCTTTACTTTATCATCATTTGTACTTCCACTTCCATCATAAGTAATTACTACATTATACCACGTTCCAGTAGAGATTGTTGTACCTCCAGTATAATCACCATCTAAAGCATTAGATTGCCCTATGTTTCCTATTAATTTGCCTAAGTTATTTATGCCCCAAAGTTCCCCATAATTATCATTAGAACCTCTTCGACTGTAAACCCAAGATGTAGTAGATGATGGTAAACTTGAAGCATTAAACCAATAACTCCAACTTGCTTTAGTATAAGCTGAGGCTAAATTTGCTTCAGGACCAATTAAGCTGTCATCTACACCATCAAAATTAAATGACCTTGTTGAATAGTTGGTTAATGCTGAATTGTTTACTAACCAGTTAGAAGTAAAGTTAGCCTCTTCGCCCATTTTCCAATGTGCTACTGCTCCACTTGGTAAAGTTGTGGGAGTGCCTGAGTTGTAGATTGTAGCAATGTTTGCGCTTTGGTCGGTTGTCCAAACTGCAAATTCATCTATACTACCGTTGAAATTCCTATTTCCAGCACTATAATCAGCCCCTATTGTGTTAAACTCAAAGTTGCCACTTTTAACAGTTGAAGAACCAAAAGCAACGCCATTTCTAAACCCTTTTACATTATTTGAACCATCTCTTGTAAACATTAAATGTTGCCAACTATCTAAAACAAGGTCATTTCCTGCTGATTCTGTAAATGTATATTTTGAACCTCCAAACTTAAATTCTATTGTAGTAACTGTTTTTAGCCTTAAAAAACTTGCGTTTGAGTTAATATCACCAAACGCAAAAGCGTTGGTAAATGAAGCTGGTTTTGCCCAAAAAGAAAAAGTAAAATCACTGCTATAAATAACTTCACTAATACTAACCTTGTCATCCACACCATCAAAATCAAAACTATAATTACTTACCTTATCCTTGTTACTATTATTAGG